CAGTAGGTAAAACTACATTAGTTAAAGCACTAGCTGAATTGCCTGAATTTAAAGATTATTATGTTGCTACTGAACGTAGTAAGTATTTACGTGATTTAGGTATTCCGTTAAATACTGATTCTACAATACCTGGTCAAATGATATTTTTGGCTGAACGTGCTAGCGAAGTATTGCGTGATAATGTGTTGACAGATCGTACTATATGGGATGTATGTGCATTTACTTTAAGTGCACAATCCATAAGCAAATACGAAAAAAACACATTTGTAGACGCAGCTTTACTGTTAAAAGACTATTATGACATTATATTTTATGTTAGTCCTCGTGGTGTTAAAGTCGAAGATAATGGCGTTAGAACAACAGATTTAACGTATAGATTCAAAATCGATAAAACAATACGTGAACTGCTTGACGAATATCCACCACAACGATTAGTGGAAATTGAAGGAACAACAGAGGAGCGTATTAGCATTGTGTTAGAAACATTTAATAAATATTTATAACGGACACAAACAACAAACAATGAAAAAAAACGAATTAAAAGAATATATTAAATCACGTGTTCGTGAAGCATTATATGTAGGTAAAGCTGCTGAAGATGAATTGCAAAAAGATAAAAGATTTAGTGCTTTACCTCCTACTGAAAAAACCAATGCTGTTTCAAAATTAAGGATGGGTGGATCTGTTGAGTTAGGTGAAACTGAACTTATGGAAATGGCACGTAAAGCAGCCACATTTAAAGTAGCAGCTGATTTTAAAGAAAAAGCTAAAGGTATTAAAACCGGTGGTCCTATTAGTCCTAAAAAATTAGAGGACATTATAGCATTCCTTGATGGTAAAGATGAAACTACTGGCCCAGCTATTGCTGCTGGTGTTGGTTTTGAAGGTAAAATGCCTCGTATATATCCTATATTCGCTGCTTTAATTGATGTTGGTGCTCTTGTAGGCACAGAACAAGAAAAAACTGAAGATATCCCTGAAACACCTGAAAATGAAGATGAGGATATTGAAGATATTTTAGATCCTGAAGATACTGTTGAAGATGAAGGTGAAGATGAGTTTGAAAAAGAACCAGGAACAGCAGATATTGAAAAAGCAGCTCCAATAACAATGGATCCTGTATCACAAGCATCAGCTGAATTTATTACTGGCAATGATAGATTAATTCAATCTATTATTAATAATTATAAAGAATCAAGATCACGTTTGGGTGCTATTCGTGAGGAAGAAGGTGATTTAAATGCTGCTGATTATAAAAAAGCACTTAAGAAAAGTAAAGAATTAGCTACAGATGTATTAACACAAAAAATAGATACATTAGTAGATAAAATTAAAGAACTAGAACCATCAGTACAAGATAAAGTACTTAAATCACTTGATTTCAAATTCAAATCAGTAAATGCTGATTATCTTTCTAAAATTGTAGCTAAAAAATTAGGTAAAAATGTAGTTCCATCTGCTCCTGAAAAACAAGTAGACGTAGATATTGATATTGAGGATATTGATGATGAACTTATGGAAGATTCAGGCGTAGAAGATGTAGATTATGAAGGAAGTAATTTTAAAGACTATGATAGTATTTATGAATCTATTGCCAAAACATTAGATGAAATAACAAATAAAAAATATTAATATGAATAATGTTTTAAATATTATTAAAAAGAATAAAATATCTTTATTAATAATTGCTGCTATTCTTTTAGCATTTATTTTATATAACAATACAAATACTGAATACCATAAAGAAGAAATTAAAGTATTAAAACACCAAATTGAAGAAAAAGAAGAACAGTTTCAAGAAGTAATAGCTGAAAAAGAGCGTTTACAAGATTCATCTGAATTTTATGAAGCAGCTGCTTATAAAGCAGATGCTGCTGTTATTCAAATAAAAATCAAAGCAGAAAAATTACGTAAAGAAAAAGAAGAAGCATTAGCTGCACTAAATAATCTTCCTAAAGACGTTATCGATTCATTTTTTGTAAAACGTTATGTTCATGTAGAAAAAATAGGTGTTGATTTAGCTCTTGATCAAAACGTAGGTAATGAAGTAGTGAAAGAATTAACTGAAAAAGATTTTTTAGTTACTGAAGTAAGTATAGAAAAAGATCAAAATAAATTACTAAATGGTCAAGTAGATACATTAAAGGTAGCACTCAATTTTAATAAATCAGCATTAAATAAGGCCGATTCAGCTATTAAAATTAGAACTCAACAATTACAAATATCAAAAGATCTTGTTAGTGTACTAGAAAATGATCTTAAAACAGCAAAGAAAAAAGCATTTTGGGGTCGTATTAAAGGCGTTGGTATAGGTATTGCTGCTGGTATAGTAATCGGTGTTATTGCTAAATAATAATTTCTACATGTACCTATATATTTATATATAAATACGTGCATGAGCGATCAGAATATTAAGGATATAATTAAGCAGGAGTACGTTAAATGCATGACCGATCCTGCCCATTTCATGAAAAAATATTGTATGATCCAACACCCAACTAGGGGTCGCATACAATTCCATTTATATCCTTTCCAAGAAAAAGTACTATATCAATTCCAAAAAAATAATTATAATATAGTACTTAAATCTCGTCAGTTAGGTATCTCTACTCTCGTAGCTGGTTTTTCATTGTGGATGATGTTATTCCATAAGGATAAAAACGTGTTGTGTATTGCAACTAAGCAAGACACAGCTAAAAATATGGTTACTAAGGTAAGATTTATGTATGACAATCTACCTTCGTGGTTAAAAGGTGCTGAAAAACCTTTGGAGAACAACAAACTTTTACTTAAATTGGCGAATGGCTCTCAAGTAAAAGCTGTTTCTGCTGCTGGTGATGCTGGTAGATCTGAAGCAGTATCTTTACTGATAATAGATGAGGCTGCGTTCATTGAAAGTATTGAAGAAATATTTGCCTCTGCTCAACAAACCCTAGCTACGGGTGGTGGATGTATAGCATTGTCTACTCCTAATGGTACCGGAAACTGGTTCCACCAAACATGGCAAAAAGCAGAAATAGGAGATAATTCATTTGTTCCTATTCGTTTACCATGGAGTGTACATCCTGAACGAAATCAAGAGTGGAGAACTAGACAAGATAATGATTTAGGTTTAAGAATGGCTGCTCAAGAGTGTGATTGTGATTTTGCCACTTCAGGTGATACAGTATTTGAACCGGAAATTATAGGATGGTTTGAAGCTAATCTATTAGATCCACTTGAAAAAAGAAGTGTAGATGGTAATTTATGGATATGGGAACAACCAGATTATAGCAAAAGTTATCTAGTAGTAGCCGACGTAGCTAGAGGTGATGGTAAAGACTATTCTGCATGTCATGTGTTTAATATTGAAACAGCAACACAAGTAGCGGAATATAGAGGACAAATTGGCACTCGTGATTATGGCCATATGTTAGTAGGAATAGCAGCAGAATATAATGATGCATTGCTATCAATAGAAAATGCTAACGTAGGTTGGGATACAGTGCAAACAGCAATTGATAGGGGATATAGAAATTTATATTATTCTCCAAAACAAGATGCATTAACATCTGATCAATGGGCTAGACGATATGAAAATGATGGAAATTTAGTAGCTGGTTTTACTACATCTGTAAAAACTAGACCACTAATGATTGAAAAATTTAGAGAATATGCACATGAAAAATCATGTGTTATTCGTTCAAAACGATTAATAGAAGAAATGAAGGTTTTCATTTGGAAAAACAGTAAAGCTCAAGCACAAGATGGATATAATGACGACTTAGTAATGTCATTTGCTATGGGATTATATCTACGTGATACAGCATTGCGTTTTAGAAAACACAACATGGAACAAGATCGCGCAACATTAACCGGATTTTCAGTAGATAAAGGATTTATGAATTCATATGCTGCTAGAGGTCATAATAAACCTAATGAATGGCAAATGCCTACGGAGCACGGTAATGAAGATCTTACTTGGTTATTAGGATAAAAATATTTATACACATGATAGACACATCTTTATTTGGTAGATTAAAACGATTATTTTCAACTGATGTAATCATTAGGAACGTTGGTGGTAATCAAGTAAAAGTAGTTGATACCGACCACATTCAAGCAACAGGAGTGGTGCAAACCAATATGTACCCTGACAGATACCAACGTATTTACACAGGTGGTTTAGGAACATATATAGGTAATGCACCTTATTCTAACTATATTGTTTTAAGACCACAACTATATAATGACTACGAAGTAATGGATGGTGATCCAATCGTAGCATCTGTATTAGATATTGTTGCTGATGAATCTACACTTAAAAACGGTGCTGGTGAAGTATTAGCTATTAAATCACCTGACGAAAATATTCAAAGAATATTATATAACTTATTTTATGATGTTTTAAATATTGAATTTAACCTTTGGGGTTGGGTTCGCTCAATGTGTAAGTATGGTGATTTTTACTTACATCTTCACATTGCAGAAAAATATGGTGTTTATCAAGTAATACCACTTAACGTTTATAATGTACTAAGAGAAGAAGGATTAGATCCTAAAAACCCAGCTTATGTACAGTTTAGAGTTGAACCAAATGCATCTTATAGTGGTG